AGCTAATCCAGATTGGAATTGTCCTAAACCTTGTGTTGCTTGTGCAATACCTGCTTGTTGTCCTCCAATACCTGCTTGTTGTGCACCTAATCCTGCTTGAGCTTGACCTAATGCACCTCTTTGTGCTGCTAGTCCTGCTTGCGCTTGTCCTAATCCAAATCTATTTTGTATGTCTTGTTGTCTTGCACCTTGTGCTTGATTAAAACCTTGTTGCAAGAGACCGGCTTGTAATAACGCTCGTTCTCTCGCAGCCCCTGTGCCAAACTCTGCGAGTTGCACTCCCGCTCGACCACTGCCGAGCGCACCCAAAGCTGCTTGTTGATCTCTTATACTTTGTTCTTGTATAGCTTTGTTACGATCAAATTCTGCTAATGATGCATCAATCACTTGTGATTGATATGGGGACATAAAATTTTGTACGTCTTGTTGAAAAGCTTGTGCTCCTAATGGCACGCCGCCTAATGTTGTTCCTGCTCCAGTTAATTGTTGTCCTGCAGTTCCTAAAGTTCCTAAACCGCCTGCTACTGTGCCTAATCCAGTTGATAAAGTTTGTCCTGCTGTTCCTAATTGACCAAGAGACACAGCTCCTAATCCAGATGCAAGATTAGCTTGTGTTTGTGCTCTTTGTAAAAATGGTGCGAAAGAACCTAATCCTTCTTGAGCAGTTCCCACACCTGCCGCTTGTTGTGCAATATTTTGTGCTGTTGTTTGTAATGCATCTTGACCTGCTACTGTCGGTGCAAGTCCTGCTAAACTTTGTTTTCTAACATCAAATTGTTGTGCTGCTGATGTTCTTGCTGCAAATTGATCATCTGTTTCACCAGGTAATTTAGATAAAGTACCTACACCACTTGATACTACTGGAACTCCTTGTTGAGCTAATACATTTTCTGCTAAATTAGTTCCTAATTTTTCTACAAAAGGTGCGGGTCTTGATATGGTTTCTTGTACGGCCATTATATTACTTCCTCTAATCTTTGTGATGTTTGAAACATTTTTCTAGCGCCTTCTAATCCTTGCGATTCTTCAGATACTTCACCTCCGGATTCGAGGTTCTTCATCATGTTATACATAACTTCTGCGCCTTTGTCTACACTTCCATCACCAGCATTTCTAACAGCATCTGCTGTAAATACAAATTCATTTTTAGATAGTCTAGCAGGAACATCATCAGCTCTTTCCATTCTACCCATTTCTACAAAACCACCTGTCTCTCTGTAGTCTTTTTCTTTACCATCCATGTCCAATAACGGCATAGTTTTCTTGGCTACTGGCTCTTTGGATCCCTCTTGATAACCTGTTCTCATTATACCACCGTCTGCCATTAATCTTATATTTTGATAGTCTCTAACGTTTGCCATGATAGTATTAGGATCGTCTATATCAGCTCCTCTACTTAACTCTTTTTGATCTTCTTCTTTTGGTGTCATAAGATATGATGCTATCGTTGGAAGACCTATTGATACTAATGGATTAGAAAAAAAATCTCCTAATTTAAATGCTTTGGTTCCTATATCTAAAGCTTTATCTACATTACCAAAAGCTTTAAAATCTTGAAACATACCAGGTAAACTCATACCAAATTTAGTTCCCATTAAACCTTTTTGAAAAAATCCTTTTGTTACTCCAGGAATTCCAAAACCAATTGCTCCTAATAATGCAGCTTTACCTATTGGTGACTTAACTATTTTTTTAACACCACGTGTAACTTTTTTAACAAGTTTACCTAGACCATACATTTGTCTTGATGTTTCAAGATCCATGATCCCACCTTCGTAAGGCATGCCACCTTCTGCAAATGCTGCTCTACCACCATCGGCCATTAATCTATAATTTCTTTGAAAAGGTTCTTCCTCAGTAGTGTCATCTGCATTTTGATCTATAAAACAATAAGCAGGAGGGTTGGGTCCTTTACAAGGATCCATTACTTGATTATCTCCACCACCATTATCAGTAGTTTTAAATCTATCTAAATACTCTTCATATCCTTCTCCTAAAACATCATCAACTCCAGGATTTCCTAATTTTGAAACATTATCAACTTCTCCAAATTCAGTCATTGGATTTGTAGCTAACATACTTGGAGGAACAGATAACATAGTGCTGTCTAATTCTGTTGGTTTAGCAATTATATCCATACCTGATGGACCAAGTTGTTGCATAATATCTAAGTATTCTTGCCTTTCTTCTGGATCAGTTAAATCTAAACTGTTAATATAATTTTGTCTTTGTTTTGCATTATTTATTCTTGCAAGTTTTGAATTAGTTAATTTATCCAAATATGAAAAAGGACCATACTTAGTAATAGCTCTTTTAAATTTATTAACATTAGTTCCTTCTGGTTTTGGTGGTGGTACTTTTACTGGTGGTGGATTAAGTTGACTTGGAGGTCCTTCATTAAAAGGATTGTCATCTCTAAAACCTCCTCCAACATCTGTACCAGGAGATATAGGTCCTGTAGAAGTATCAAATTGTCTTCCTCCACTTTGCACATCTCTTGATCTTGTAGCTGCTTGTCGTTCTGCTCTTTCATTATCAGAGTAACCACCTTTACTACCGGTTTGTCCACCTGCAGGACCACCTTTTTTAAGTAGTTGTTTTGCGATTTGAGTTCTAGTTATGGCCATTGTACTATTCTATTTTGTTTTTCCAAATAAATCAAGACTAGGCATTACGACATTTACATCTTGAGCCATATCCTCGTTCTTATAACCTTTAGCTTCCCAGTCTTTTCTTTCTTTAAAAAGCTCTCCAGTTTCTTTGTGTCTATATGTTGTTTCTACTTTTGCTGGTTTTAATACTTGCATTATGTTGTTACCTCTCTTGGCTGTATTTCTAATATAGAGGCTATAACGTGCAGCTCATTCGCGTCAGCAGCTTGTACTTTAAGAACTTCACTTTCCTCCATTACAAGAGGATTAGTTAAGAGTTCTGTTGTTGCTTTAGACCCTATTGATTTATCTTTAAATAAATTAAATATAGTACCACTAGAATTTACTAATGTTATTGTAATTGTGCTTCCTGATCCAGCGTCCTCGGATACTAGTAATGATTTAATTACAGAAGTTTTAGCAGAGGGAACTGTATACAGAGTTGTTAAATCTGTTGTTGTTAAATCTACTTTTTTATTTATAAAACTATTTGCCATTAATTTAAAAAGAAGTTTTGTGCCTCTACTTCATCCTTTAATTCTTGTTGATATGTTGTATTTAATTTTTCTACAATCGCATCTAAATCTCTAGTTTGAGCTTCAGCTACTGTATAATCATATTCTTGAGAAGGTCTAGTTATTACTTGTGCTATCTTAGCCATTATCTACGTCCGTCTGGTTGTGTGTCTAATCTAAAAGTTCCTAACTTCCAGCTTTGACTTGTTGATGTATTTTCTATTTTTAATGCTATAGCTCTTGCTCTTGCACGTGTATCAATTTTTTGTGTTGACGATGATACAGTAAAAGGACCCAAAGCTGAACTCGCTGAAGAATCATTTGGATAGTTTCTTAATTCTAAAGTTATTTGCGTGTTTCCTGTTTGAGATATGAAGTCAGGTATGAATCTTCTTATCTTCATTATAAATTCACCGTCTCCTCTAAACGTTGCAACACCAGTTGATTGACCTGTTGCAGAAGCTCTTTGTTGTGTAATGTCAAAATCTCCTGATGTAATATTTGCAGTAATAGCTGTTGTTGTGCCACCTCTTATTTGATCTGTTCCTGTTTCGTGTTCATAGTAAGTTGTACTACCTTCTGTATTACCTACAACATCAAAAGATGTATCTGTATCTGCATCATAAGCTAATGCGTGTGGTAAACCAAATACAGCAGAGTCACGCCACATTGTTCTAGCTAAAGTTCCTACAGTCCACACAGGTCGTTGTGGAGAAGAATCAAAATAGTTATATGTAACCATTCTATTTACAACAGAAGATGTAGAGGTTGGATAGAACCATGTTACTTCACCAAACAAATTATTTAATCCTGCAGATATCATTTGGTTACCAGACTCTACATTAATATCGTCATATACAAAATCTTCTACCAAACAAGGTAATGATTCTAGTTTACCTGCATATCTAAAAAAACCATTCTCTGACATCCAATAAGCTGCACCATCTACTTCTACACAAGCATTTTGTCCAACAAGTCCACAGTTAGTTCCAACTTGTGAAAAGGCAAAGGTAAAAGGTTGACCAACAAAACGTTGTGTAAATAACGCTGTATCAGTCCAAACATAAATTGCATCACGACCTCTGATTGCTCCTCTGATCTGTGATCCGTCGGCCAGTCTTTGTGTACCAGCTGTATTGGTTGCTGTTGGTGTATAAGTATTTATATCCTCTTGATCTGAGAATCTAATAAACATATCATCTTGTGTTGATGGTGTTCCAATAGTTGTTTCTGTTCCAAAGAAAACCAAGTGTCTATCTGGTGTAGATACAACCATGTGTCTTGATGCAGTTGGTGCACCGGTTATAATTGTTGCTCTGTTGTTTGTTGGATTAGTTCCTGAAGAATCCCACTCAAATACAGCGCTGTCATGAATTAAACAAATTGCTTTATCACCAAAATTATCTAGTGACCACATTCCTGGTTCAAGAACCAAGTCACCTGATGCAGCTTCACCCCACGCAACATAATCAGTTGAGTTAGTCACTGTTGCACCATCACTGTGAGATGCTGCGGTTGTCCCAGCTACACCTCTAGTTACACCTGTAAGGGTATTACCACTCACTCCTGTGTATGACATTTCTTCAGATCCAATTATAATAAAATTAGTTCCTGTGCTTGGAAACTGTGTAGCGTCTGTTAATGTTAAAGTTGTTACAGAAGAATTTATAGCTCCATTTAACGTTGTAGTAGAAGCTCCTATTTCCTCTCCGCCCCATGTTCCTAAACCCCAACCAAGACCTTTAGCTTGAACAGCAGGTCCCACAGGATAATAATGTTGTACTCTTATACCGCCAGATGTCGTTGCTCCAGATCCAGATTCGTTTGATGGCATTGTAATTGTTATGGTTGTAGCTGATGGCACTGTTGTAACCATAAATTTTTTATCATCAAAATCAGATGCACTAAAATTAGAGTTAGTTATTGCTGTAAAATTATCTAATAAAACAATATCACCTGCTGTAATCTCATGAGATGTAGAAAAGGTTATAGTAACTGTTGGTGATCCATTCGTTGTGCTAAATGCATTAGTGAGAGTTGTTGTATTTTTAATAGGGTGAATGTCATAAAACACACCCCCTGAATAAGCGTACAATATTCTGTTTGTTCCTATAATAGAATATTTAATTGATGTAGAACTAACAAAATGATGAAGACCTCTACCCGCACCTGTTAGGTCATTTGTTCCACCTAATTGCTTCCATCCTCCTATTTTTTCAGGAGTGCCATATCTAAACCTAACATTATCACAGTCGATCCATTGACCTTCTGCTCCTGTAGGAGTAATTTGTTTATTAATTCCTGGTTGAAAACCTATCTTTTGTAGCATAATAACCCGTTATAACCAATTTGTTCTGAATTAACAGATTAAAGTATCGACATATTATAAACGATTATTCTTCAAATCACAAGGTAATCCTAGGTGTTCCCTACCATCATACTTGTTTTTATTATCTTTACTATCTATGTTGTAGTGTAGAAAAACCTGACAACAATCAGTGCCATTAAATTTTTCTCTCCAATGTTCTAAGTCTGTGCCTCGATATACCAACATATCTCCAGGTTCTAAATCAACTTTTATACCAGAAGTAAACTCTGAAACGTAACCATCTTCCGTATCATGACCTTTGTTTTTATCAGGCTCTATAAAAATAGGCCATCTATCTCCACCCATATTTAAGGTCGTTGATATCTCACAACTAAATCTATCTTTATGTCTTTCAAGAACATCTCCATTTTTATATACTCTTGTGTAAGAATATGTTGGAAACAATTTTAATTCAGTCTTTTCTTCCATAAGATCTTTAAGATCTGAAAGTAAGGTTTCTGCTGCAGTATCTGCGTAATGAGAATATGTTTCTGGTGCTTGACTATCATTCCAAACACCCCAATAACTAGTAAATGGAGATATATACCTCTTATCAAATAAAGTTCTTGCTACTCTCTTTTTTAATAAAAAATATCTATATATGAAATCAGCTATCTTTGGATCAATTGCTTTTCTAATAATTATATATCCGTCTTTTTTAAAACTCATACTATATGTCCTTTATATATTAACAACTAAAGCTATTCTTTTTCCTTTTTTTGGAAAATATGCTTCATGATAATTTTCTCCATCAAACATAATTCCTGTTCCTTCATGACCTTTTGTTTCTTTTAAAATTTTCATGTGACTATTATCGTTTGTATATCCTGATGTAGCATCTTCTTTTAATTTATCTTCATATACTACTGTGCCTAAATTATGTTCATCGTTTTTAAAATATATAATTATATTTTTATGACTTGTTAAAAGATCTGCATGTGGACCAGATTTTTCTAACCTACATGGATAAGTTAAATTATAAGCCATTCTATAAATTTGTTTTATTTTAAATTTGTGTTTTTTTGCACAAGCATATAAAAAATCCATTGTTGGTTCATATATGTCAGAATTTATTTTACCTTCTCCTCTTCGTACAACTATGTGACATAAAAAATTAAAAGTATTAACATTATTTTTTTCAAGAATATTCTCATCTCCATATTTTTCTATATACCATGGAAAAGTATTAGATAAGATTGCTTTCTTTAATACATGGTATTCTTTTATATCTGTAACATTTAATTCTAACATTATTTATACGGAGGTCCTATATTCCAAATTACTAAAGAATATCTTATTCCTTCAGTAACAGGTTTTACTCTATGCCATACAAAACTAGGAAAGACTACTATACTTCCTCTAGGTAAAATTTGTGTGCACGTAGTACTTACATCTTTTTCTAAATTATTTCTTTGACTAAACTCTAACTCTCCACCCTTATAATCTTTTGCATCTGACAAAGAACAAGTAACAGATAGTTTTCTTATCTTTCCATTCATGTTAACATCTTTTTGATTTTTGTAAGGTTCTTCCCAACTATCACAATGCCAACCATAATGTTGTTGTTTTTTATATTTAGTAAACTGACATAGCTCAGAATAATTCCAATCAAAATTCCAACCAGCATTAGTATTTGCAGTTCTAACGTACGGATGAATTTCTCTATAAATCCAAAGATCATTTAACCAAACAACATTTGAATTTCTTTTTTTCTTCAAATCATCTATTTGTTCTTCTTTTAAATTAAGGGTATCTCCAGTTAAACCTAAAGTTTCTTTTTGTTGATTTCCATATTTTATTAATTCATCACAAAACCTAGGAGTCAATGCGGACTCAAAATACCAATACTGATGTTTTAAATTCATATCTTTATATGGTTGTTATATAGCTACACCAACCAGTTGCAATATATTTTTCTTCTTTTTCACTTATTATACCTCTATGAGTATGAGTAAAATCTGTAGGCCACACTAAAGTTAAACCTTTTTTAGCTGGAGCTTTTATTTTTTGATACATAAATTCTGTTCCACCATTTTCTAAAGTATTTAAATATGTCATAAAAACCAAAACTCTATTAGAAGGTTGTGTTCTTTCAAAGTGCCATTTTTTATAACCACCTCCTGGTTGATAATGTTGCAAGTTTAAACATTCTGTTATTCCAAAGTGTGTGTTTTCATAAACTGTTGGATACTCTTTTTGATATAACAAAATTACATCTTTTAAAGATTTTAAATATTTTTGAAATATAGCTAAATTACTTGTTGCAAAATCTACTTGTATATCCGTTGAGTCTTTTATACATTTATCAACTATACCTTTCTTTATATTATCTGATATTTTTCCTTTAATCTGTAGGTCTTTATTTGAATTAAAATAATTTATTAATGAATCGCATATATCTTCATCAATATACCAACCTCCTATAAAACTTTCATAAGGAAAAGAATGTTTGGGATACATTAAGGGGTATAGATATTCCAGGTAGAATTATCTGGATTCCAATAATAATAAACACTTTCATTGTTGTCTCTTGACCACCATCTTAAATTTTCTTCATCCCAATCAATAATATAGTTTTCACCATTTCCTGAAACATCTACATTATTTGGATAAGCTACAGGTGCCTCCCACATGGCTCTTGTTTCATTTAACGTCCAAGAATTATGTATCTTCTGTTGATAAAAAGCATCCATAGATGAATCATAAATCATACCAGGTCCGCCAAAATTTTTTCTTTTAGCTTTTGTTTGATCACCTTCTGTACCATCTTGATTATAATATTTTCCTCCTGATGTATTAGCAGAAGTTTGTTTCCAATAAGTATCTGGATAATTACCATCATACTCTTCTAAAATTAATGGAGCATTGGGAAAATGATTTGCAACCCAGTTTTCTGATTCTGTAGTATACTCACCACCATTATCAATTACATCTTGATCATTAACAACCATTGTTCTTAAAACAATATTGTCAGAAGTTTTTATTTCACAAAAATGTGCCATTACGGTTGTATCCATTCCCCTTGTTTAATGTATTCAACTACATCATTTAATTGCCAGATTCCATCTGCAACCATAGTTTGAGGTACTGCTGGTACCGCAGGTATTGCAGGTTCTTTAATTCCAACTCTTCCCGGTCCTCCCGGTCCTCCGCCACCACCGTTAAAGCCGCCGCCACCGCCGCCGCCTCCAGTGTTTGTTGATCCAGAAGATCCTCTACTACCATCAGGTGCTCCTGCACCGCCACCTCCAGGTCCACCAGATCCGCCATTGGCACCGCCTCCGCCGCCACCTCCAGCATATGTACCTGAACCCACTATAGGTGATACACTTTTTCCATCTCCACCACTTGTTCCATTTCCGTTTGATGATGAATTACTTCCAGCATTTCCAGCACCGCCGCCACCACCACCGGCACCATTTCCAGATTGTGTTGATGGAGGTTTAGGTCCTCCTGCATTACCAAAACCAGCTGATCCAGAAACTCCAGGTTGTCCAGGTTGTGTTGCAGATCCACCAGAAGCTGGAGGTCCGTTTCCGCCACCACCATTTCCACCAGACCCACCGGGTCCACCACCTACATTATTTGCTGATGCTCCTTTTCCTCCTCCTTTTGCTGTTAAACCAAAAGCAGTACTATCTGAACCATTATTTCCAGGAGATCCTCCACCTGTTGGTGCAGGACCAGATCCTCCACCTCCAATTGATATTGGATAACCTGTTCCTGATGATACTGGAAAAGAATCGTCATCTACAAAAACCATACCGCCGGCTCCTGCGCCGCCTCCGACATTAGAACCTCCACCACCTCCACCACCTACAATAAAAAAACTTATTGCTGTAGTTCTAGGTTGAGTAGTATGTGTTCCGGGAGAAGTAAAATTTGCTATTACTTCAGATTGAGCTGGGACTGCAGGTACCGCTGGGGTTAAGTTAGGTACGTTATCAGGCCCAATGACACCTCCGTTAGAAACTGACATTAGTCTTTAACCTCCTATGCGTCGTCTATAGATTCGTACGAAATTACCAAATCTAAATCAGATGCTGCATTCGCACCACCTTTTAAGACATCGCCTTCCATTAAATAAATTGCTGAACCTTGACCTAAGACTTCAAGTGTTGAGTCTGCAGGAACTGAAATAGTTTTTGCTAAAAAGAAAGTTCCAGAAGCATCAAAGTTTGCAACACCGTCTGGTGTAAAGTTTGCTTTAACAACTGATAAAGATAAATTTGCTGCGCTTGAACCATCTACGTTTGCAGCTGTAATTCTGTTTACTTTAAGAATTTTATCTGCAGAGACAGTTAATAAAGTTGTAGTTGTAGTAGATGTTAGGTTATATCCTAATGATTCACCTTTAATACTTGTTACTGATACTATATTTGGGTTTGCCATAATTTTTTATTTTCCTTTCCTTCTTTTAGCCGAAAACAATTGCCATTGCAATAGCTTTTCCTGTAGTAATTCCAGCTGCTGCAAAGCTTAATGTCCCTGATCCGTTTGTTTTTAAGAATGTATCTGCCGATCCATCAGCATTTGGAAAAGTTAATCCATCAAGAACAATATTACCTGATCCATTAGGAGTTATTGTTATATTTCCATTAGCCGCATCTGTTATCGTTATGGTTCCAGAATCTGTACCGCTGTTTGTACTTAATGTTAAATCTGTAGCTCCACCTGTAGTTATTGTAAGAGTGCCGGCTCCGTTAGAAGTTAAAGTAGCCGCTGCTCCAGAATCTCCAACTTTTACAGTATCACCAGCAAGAACAACATCTCCAGTTCCTTTTGGAGTTATATTAATATCAATATTTGAATCACCACCAGTTGATGAAAGAGTGGGTCCAGCACCAGTCGCTGCGTTAGCTATTGTAAATTCGTTAACTGCAGAACCTGTAGCTGTTAATAAAGCTAATTCATTTCCATTAGTATCTAAGATAGATGTTCCAATTTTAGGTGAAGTTAAAGTTTTGTTAGTTAAAGTTTGTGTACCTGTTAACGTTACGTCTCCAGCCGGTAAAGTATCGATATCAGGATTAGTTCCATCATTTGCAGTTGCAAATACAAGAGCATCACCTTTGTCACCTGCTGCAAAAGTAAAACTATCCCCCGAACCAGTTACATATTTAAACTGTACTGTGTAAGAACCTGATGTTGAATTTCTTAAAAAATAAAATGTTTGAACGTCTAAAGGTATAGTAACAACTGCATTATCAGATAATGACCCTGTAAACTCAATCATTCTGTGAGATAAAGTTGCTCCAGTTGATCCATCTGAAACAGATAAATTAACTGTGCCACCACTTGTTACTGCTTGTGTTGTATATCCACCAGATATTTGTTCTATAATTTGTAAATTAGTATTAGTCTTCGTTCCCCATGTACCAGCGTTTTCACCAGTTGCTTGAAGTTCTACTCCTAAAGGTGTGTATGTAGATGCCATAAATTTTATCTCCTATGCAGCGTCAGTATAACTTGTATTTGATCCAGTTGCAACAGAAGAATAACTAATATTTGATCCTGTTGCTACGTCTGTATACGATGTATTTGAACCAGTGTCAATATTAGCGTAAGCCTGTATTCCAAGTAAACCTACAGTAGATGTAAGAGGATCTGTTGTTAATCCTTGAACTACGTCTACAGGTGAAATAGATCCTACAGAAGATGTTGCAGATACTCCAGTTAATCCTACAACATCTGCAGGTGATATTGATCCAACTGAAGAGGTTGCAGAAACACCTGTTAAATTTATTAATTCTATAGATCCTGTAGTTAAGTCTCCTACAGAAGAAGTTGCGGATACTCCGGTAATTGCACTTGGACCAAACTCTAATCCTAAAGTTCCTATAGAAGATGTTGCAGCTACTCCTGTAATAGGTTCTGTACTTACACCAAAAGCAACTCCTAAAGTTCCTAAAGAAGAAGTAGAGGATTGTCCAGAAACAGCAACAGTAGGACTTATTACAAAGCTAACACTACCAACACTTGTTGTAGCTTCTTGACCAGATAATTCATATGCAAATTCTAAAGTAGGTGCATCAACGGTAGATGTTAACTCTTGACCTACTAACGGAATAACTTGATCAGGAGATTCTCCCCAAGAATTATCATTCCAACCATCTCTACCCCAACCAACTAAAGTTCCTGCATAACCCATTGTTGGTGTTGCAAACTCTGCAGATACTCCTGTTAATGGAACACCAATTTCACCGAAAACAGTTGGATTACCTACACTAGAAGTTAAAGAATGACTGGAACCAATCATCTCTAATAAAACACCTATGCCAGTTGTTATAGATCCAGGTGATGCTGTTATTTCTAAACCGGTTACAGATATAGTTTCATCTGCACCTTCACCCCAATCAGCATCATTCCAAGCTAGTCTTCCCCAACCTGTTTCGTTAAATTCTTCTGAATTACCTAAAGATGTGGTAGCGGATACACCTGTTACTGAAACTAGAATGACATCGTCTTGCCATTCGTTTGATCCCCAAGTGTTAGTACCCCAGGTAGATGCCATAAGGAGTGCCTCCTTACGCTATACGAATGATTGCGTTACTTGCGTCTGCTGTTGGAAATTGAATTGTAAATGTTCCAGAAGAAACTGTTTTGTC